CAATGGAGTTCTTTACGATTCTTAATGTCCAAGAGATTGGATGTTATTTATAACGCAAGGTCTAAACAGAAAGTTACTGAAGATATATTATCCCTAGTTGATAGGTGTATTATATTTTCAGGTAGGCAAGATATAGCAGATAAGCTGGGAGATAACTCTTTTCACAGTAAATCTGATAAAGATTCCTTGAAACAATTTTCTGAAGGTAAAATTGATAAGCTGAGTGTGGTGTCGATGGTCTCCATGGGTGTTACTATTCCTGATCTAAAAGTAGCAGTATTCAATCAGCTTAAGAGCGGTGAGAATTTAGCAGTGCAACAAGCAATGCGTGCTATGAACATGGAGAAAGGAAGAAAAGCAACTATTTATATTGTGTACCTAAGAAATACACAGGATGAAGTATGGATGCGATCTGCACTCAAAGGCTTTGAGTCTAGCAAGATTAAAGAATGTACAATTGAAGAATTGAGAAATGGAAGTAAAGTTAAATCTCGAAAGACTAAAAAAAGCAAATCTGTCGCCTGATCAAGCTACCTTATTGTGTCTAATGTATTACAAAAAGTTTGATAATATAATTAGCTTATACGGTAGAGAAAAGGCGTTAGCGCTTCGCTTAGAGCTTACTGAAACTAATTTTATACTTAACAGTGATGGTAAATTCACAGAAACTATCCTTAGCACCAAAAATGTCGAAAAACTATTTGGCATTCAGTCTGATGATATTAATTTCTGGGAATTCTACAATGCCTATCCTATTAAAGTAGGCTCCCGCATCTTAAGAAGCGCAGGGCCTACTTCACAGGTAGCATTAAAGCACGAGAAGAAGTATTTAGCTAGAGTTAAGACTAAAGAAGAGCACTCAAGAGCTATAGACGCTCTTCAAGCTTTTGTGAATAAGAAAAAGCAAACTAACAGTTTGCAATTTCTTCCACAAATGGAAACAGTATTGAATAACAATCTTTGGGAACAATGGGATGTATTTATACAGGATGTTGGAACAGAGGAACAAGAGTGGAATACTGACTCAATTTAAAACCTTAAATAATTAATCATATGACTAAAATTAAATATTGGGATCGATTAAAAACAAGCATAGAAAGAGGTAAACAAGGTTTAAACACAGGTATTCCCTTTCAAGGCTTTACTACTTTAAGTAAACACATTAAGAATATTCAACAAGGTCGTTATGATTTAATTTTTGCAGGTACAAGTGTCGGTAAGACTGCATTTGTGAATAGTACTTATGTTTATGGGGCTATAGAATTCTTACAAAATAATCCTGGTTACATTCATGATATCGAGATTATTTATTATTCTTTAGAGATTCCTCCTGAGCATCAGATAGCTAAACATATTGCAAGTTTAATCTGGCGTGAACACGGTATTATGACTTCTATGGATGAGATATTATCGAAGGGTGATCTAGCCATTAGACCTGAAGTTGAGGCATTAATTCCTCTTTACGAGGAGAGAATGCAAGAGATTCAGAATAAGTATCTTCATTACCGATCTACGTTAAATCCAGAGTTTCTATACAAGGATCTTATATCCTATGCAGAAAATCGTGGACAAGTAGTAAGAAGTAAGGAAGGGCTTATTGTTGATTACATTCCTAATAATCCTGGACTAATTACTCTAGTTGTGATTGACCATATCGGCTTGATCAACTATAATAATTACAAGGACTTGAAGGAGGCTATCGACAAGGCTTCTAGAACTCTGGTATTTTTCAGAAACATGTTCAATTTTAGTCCCGTGGTTATCTCTCAGATTAACAGGGGATCCGAGCAGATGGATAGACGTGAGGGAGATAGTTGGATGCCTATGTTGAGTGATATCAAAAACACAGGTAATGTGGCAGAAGATTGTAATACTGCAATAGGCTTGGCTAGTCCTTTTTACTTTGGCGTTGATAAGTGCTTAGGGTATGATATCACTAAGTTTAAGAATCGCTATAGACTTGCCAAAATTTGTAAGAATCGTGACGGTGAGGTTAATCTCCTTGCTAGTTTCTTATTTGTTGGTGAGTTCGGTGGTTATTATCAATTGCCTAAAGCTGAGGAGCTTATGGGTAAACCTGAAATGCTTAAACAAATTGATGAATATTATCGAACTAGAACAGAAACAGTATGATCGTAGACAAACTAGATTGGGTTAAAGAACAATTAGTTAAGCACCCAAAATTCAGAGACAGTAATGAAGGACTGTATTATACTTATCTCCAAGAGATAGGATATGATATAAACAAGCCTCTTAAACAATTTTTAAAAGATATGGAATCAAGAACTATTCCTTATATAGATTCTTTTGGCAGAGCGAGTAGAAAAGTACAAGAAGAGCACCCACATCTAAGGGGTAAGCTATACAAACAGCGCAAGGCAAAACAAGATGAAGTTAAGGATGAAATTATTAATTTATGAGATTAGAAACTTTTCAAGATTGGGGTAAACCTGATGGAATTGCAGGTAGCATTCCATCCACAAGAATTAATGAAGCTAGAAAGCAAGCAGAAAGAATTTTATTTTACAAAATGGCAATGGCACATCACGATGGTGGTTCTTTTGAGCTGTTTAAAGAACATCAACATACTAAAGATGATGTTGATAAAGCTAAACAGTGGTTGAAAACTAATCACGATGTAGTGTCAATAACAGTAGTACAAGAGCTTGTTTAATACAAGAAAAATTCTTATCTTTATTAATCATTAAACAATTAAAAATCAATTATTTATGGCACAATTAATCTTTGTGATAGGTAGATCTGGCACAGGTAAATCTACTTCTTTAAGAAATTTAAATCCTGAGGAAACAGTTATTATTAATAGCGATCAAAAAGTACTACCTTTTAAAAAATTTAAATTAAATTATAATGAAGAAAAAGGTAACTATCTACAAACAGCTGATCCTATAGCAATCATTGACAAATTAAAATTTGCTCATAAAAATCCTAATATTAAAACTGTAGTTATTGATACAATTAGTCGTGTAGGTACGGATTATATTATGAGTAATGCTTTTAGAGCAGAAAAAGGTTTTGACAAATGGAGTAGAATGGCTGCTAGTATTTATGATATTGTTAATATTATTAATGATAAACTAAGAGATGATATTATAGTGTATTTATTTGCTCATCCAGAGGTAACTTACGATGAAGGAGGTTTTAGTACTGAAAAGTTATTAATGCCAGGTAAACAATTAAATAATTTTGTTTTAGAATCTTTTAGTTCTGTAGTATTATATACAGAAGTAGTAAAAACTCCAGGTAAACCTAATGAGTACTATTTTAGAACTGAATGTAATAATGACACTGCTAAAACTCCTATTGGATTATTTGAAGAAAGGCTTATTCCTAACGATATAGTCGAGATTAATAAAGCCATTGAAGATTATTTCGGAATTTTATGAAACCTTTAGCAGCTTTTCATCAAGCACATAATGAATGTTTAGAAGATTTAATTAAAACAGGTGTTTACACTATTGAATTTACAAATAAACCAAATTGTTATTACATAGGAAGTGCTTCTTCTGTTAATATTAGTCGCACTAGTTCAGGGTTTTATAATAGATGGTGGAAACATTACAATGAATTAATTAAAAATAAACATCATAATAAATTTTTGCAAAATACTTGCAATAAGTACGGAATAGATAATTTAAAATTTAAAATTTTAGAAATATCAGATCCAGAATTTGCTAGATATTTAGAACAATATTGGATTAATATTTTAGATACTAAAAATAAAAATTACGGTTACAATTTAGGACATGTTTCTTTAAAAGGCGTAACATTTAAAATGTCTGAAATATCTAATAAAAAGAAAAGTTTATTAAAATCAAAATGTGTTTTGCAATATAATTTAGTAGGAGAATTTGTAAAAGAATTTCCTAGTTTGAAAAAAGCTGCTAAAGAAACTGGTATAACTTATAGTTCTATTTTACATGCTATAAATAATACTAAAACAGGTGGAGGATATCAATGGAAACTAAAAGATAACATAAATTTTTCTTTTAAAATAGCCGCTGTATCTGATACAAAATATTATACTAAAAAAGTAAATCAGTTTACTAAAGACAAAATCTTTATTAAACAATTTGATTCTGTAAATGCCGCAGTAATCTCTATTAATTGTAATAGGCCTAATCTAATACGTGTACTAAAACGTAAACATGGAGGAACTACTGGAATTTATAGAGAATATTATTGGGAATATGCAGAAAATTAATTTATTATTCAATTTAAAACAATCAAACCTTAAAAAACAAAAAATGGAAGGATTAATTTGGGACGAAGTTCCCGCACAAAGAAAAAGAAAACAAGAACAATTTGCGTTTCCTGTTATTACACTATCAGCTATTGCTAAGTTAGGAGCTGGTCGTAAATTTAGTTTTAATGCAGCTGCGCAAGAACATTTAGGCATTACTGGTGGAGAGCGTATCTCTTTCGGTTTTAGTACTGATAAAAAACTGGCAGCAGTTCGTAAAGCTACAGGTGATCAAGGATTTCCTTTGACTCAAGCTTGTACTATTAGCGACAAGAAAACTTATGAGTTTATGGTAAAAATCTTTAATCTAGACACAGCAGTAGAGAATCATTTTGAGATTACTGAGGTTAATGGATTAAATACTTTATCTCCAGTTCCTGCAGATACACACCCAATAGAAGAAGAAGTTGTGTTTGAGATTAGTACTACTGATGTAGGAGAAATCTCTGACGAAGAAGACTTAGGTCCTGACTTACGTGGTATTCCTACAACAGAGAGTTTAGGTATTGCAGCAGCAGATGAAGTAGAGGAAATGGCACAAATGCCTGAGCCTGATACAGATGAAGATGATTCTGAAGAAGAATCAGTTTGGTAATAAACAATTTTTAAACAATAAAAACAGAGTAAAATGATCAATTTAAATGACAGCGCATTTGACGCTAAAGCAGGAGTAGCTATCTTCAATGATGGGAAAGCAGGTATAGTAGAAAACGTTACATTAACTGTAAACAAAAGAAAGCCCGAAGATAAGCAAGGGTCTCCTGAGTACAAGTTAACATTCACTGATGAGTCAGGTGCAACTTGTAATAGTTCTTTTTGGTATGTTGAGCAAGCTACTGCTTACGCAACTGT